AATTGACCCGATAGATTCTATTGCTCAAATTAAAACAAAATTAGATGTTGCAAATGAAGCTGAGTTAACGCAGCCTCCAACAATTACAGATGTAAATACTTTAAACATTGTAACGGCTCAAAATTATAAACAAGGATTAAAAATAATTACTATACCGGAAGAGGCTCAAGATTATTTCAATGCTTTTAGTACAGCTTCATCTTACATTAATACGGCTACTGCTAGTCCATTATTAGCAATGAGAACAACAATAGCAATGTTGACCTTACCTGCTAAATTTACAGCAGATGTTAAGAGTAGGGTTAATACGTTAGTTGCTCAATTCAATAATTTAAGACTTACAATTAACGGACTTTATACAGTACCATCAAAACAGATTTACGAAATTCAAGGGAATGCAATTATTTCATCAATGTGTTTAGCGGCTTCAACTCCATTAAGTGGTAATTACAGAAATTCAAATTCGGCAATAAATATAGTTGACACGTTACTTGAAAATTACAGACAGTTTTTAGTTGATTTAGATACGTTGCAAGATTTGAATGGTAGCAACCCTGCTTTTTATGTTCCGGGATTTGATGCTTTAAATTTATTAACTCAGTTAGTAAATATCACTGTTAGTAGTTTATTGCAAATCGCTTTAAACGGGCGACAAGAAAGAAGTTTAATTTTAACTGAAGATACAAATATTATCACGCTAACACACAGACTTTATAGTTTAGATCCTAATGATTCAAATATTAACGAGTTGATTGATAATAACGATTTTACTTACAGAGATATGTTAGGAATTGAAAAGGGTAAAAAAATAACATACTATATTTAATGGGAATATATTTAAAAATAAATACAAGGCAATCTGATACCGGAGACGTAATTCGTACCGTAAAGTATTGGAATAGTTTTGCTATGAATTTAAAATATGATGCTATTGGGGATACCTTTAGTTTCTCTTTTTACTTTGATCCTAATAACCCTGAACATGCAGAAATAGCATGCGTAAGTCATTACCATGAATGCAGTATTTATTATGATGATGAATTATTGATCAATGGTTATATGCTTTCGCAGGCGTTTAAAGATACGCCTAAGCCTGAACTTGTCCATATTGGTGGCTATTCTAAGTCGGGTGTTTTTGCTGACTGTGATATTCCAACATCTATGTATCCATTAGAAAGTAACGGATTAAGTTTTAGACAAATTGCACAAAGAATTTTAAATAATTTTAATACTCATATTCGAAGTAAAGCAAATCAGTTTAAGTTAATTATTGCTGATATTGCTCAAATTGATGCTGGCAGCGCTATTGCTAAAAAAGTAGATAAAAATATAACCAAGTCAACTGCTAAAGAAAGTCAAAATATACAGTCTTATTTAACGGGTTTAGCTACTCAAAAAAATTTAGTTTTATCCCATAATCCTGCCGGTAATTTATTGATCACTGAGGCTAATACTGAGAGTGAACCAATCTTTGATTTTGATAAAGAAAAAGGAATGGTTGGTATAATGGAAATGGATTTGAATTTTAACGGCCAACCAATGCATTCACATATTACTGTTATAATGCAAGCTAGTCAAGATGGAGGTAATGCTGGTGAATATACAATAAGAAATCCATTTGTACCGGTAGCAGCAGTATTCAGACCTAAAGTAATTGTGTTGTCTTCAGGTGATGATGTTACTATTCAGGAAGCGGCAGAAAATGAATTAAGAAAAGAAATAAAAAACATTGTTCTTAAAAT